CCGGCAGTGTCGACCCATCCGCAGGCAGGCAGAAGCACGCTGGCCCATGTCGGAATTGTCGTGCCGTCGTAGCTTAGGTCATGAACGATGGTGCATGTGCCCATCATGCCTTCCGGAATGCCAGCCAGGTAATTGAATCCACCCTGGCCTTCGCGGCGAGTTACGGCAACGGTTGGCTGAATCGAAAAGTCGCGAGCGTTGTATGCACCTTCCGCTCCGGTAATCGTTTCGGCAGTGCCGACAGTGGTCTCGGTCTTGGCGGCGAAAACGGCGCGTCGTCTTAGCAATGGCATGTTGGTTTCCTATGTTTTGACAAGGCCCGAAGCCCGGAGGACATTGAGATTGATTCGACGTTCTATTTGTTTCGTGAGTTCCGCATTGACTGCTTCGACCTGCGGACCTGCCAGATCGTTTTTGACGTATGCCCCGTAAGCCGACACTCCCTTGATCTGTACGATTGGCAGACGCCCGGCTCCAACTCGCTTAAATGCGTTTCCTCGCCAACCTGTTTTCATGGCCCCCGGCTTTGGCCCCTGAAACGCGCCGTCGACTCTACCGCGACCGCCTTTTTTTGAAATCTTAAAAGATACGCCGCGTTTATCCTGCCTCGCTCCGAAATGTCGCAATCCGAGCCGAGGCGTTTTTCTTAATGAAACAACCGCCTGAAGGCTTTGCGGCGATGCCGCAGCCCTGATGCTGAGTGGCTTTTCTGCCTCATCCTTGTTTATGTTGACAGTCGCTCTAATTTCCCGGCCCATCTCTAGTTTGGTTTTTTTCGACACGGCGTTGATCGCGGCGGCCAGTTCTTTGGTCAGGCTTTTTTTTGCTGCCGATACTGACTCCGCGAGTCGCTTTAGTTGATCTGCGTTTATCTCAATGGCAATCATGCTGACACCGTCGTCGGATCGTTTTCGGGAACTCGATACGTCACAAGCAACGTCACCATCACTCCGCATCGCCCGCCAGTTTCCTCCGTGTAAGATTCAATTGGCCCGAGCGTTGTGTTGATTGCCAGCCCGCTCCATTGATGCCAGTTCGCTGCATTAGTAGCCGCCGCAATGATGTCCGCACCCATGCGATTCTTGAACGTGTCGATCGCCGTCGTTTCGTCGTCAGATGGCTTAACTATGCCAGCCACAATGACCGGCATGTCGTAAGCAATCACGGGCGGATTGCCCGGATAGCTCAACTCAGCGTTTGGCACAGGATCCCCATGCGAAACCACGACAACCAAGTCCTTCGGCTGCCACGTCGCAATCTGTGCCGAACGAACGGCTGTAGAAAACGCCACAGCCATGCGGCTGCGGACATTTGCTACGATTCGTTCATTGACAGGCTCTGTCATTAAACCACCGCAAACTGACAGACCCCAGCGTCTTGCGACATCAGAGTCATAAAAGAAAACCGTTTTGGAAGTGTCTGTCCAACCTTCAACACAAACTCAAGTTCATCTTTGCCGATGTTGATTTCGCTGGATGCGATTCCAGACCGGCAAGAGTTGTAAACGCGAATCGTTGCTGTCGGTAAAACAGCGTTACCAGAGGCATCAAAAATGGCGGGCGGGTTACGCTCGATAATGGCGAGAATCGGTCGTCTCCCGCCGCCATTTGGAAAATAGACAACCGACTCCCCGAAGTTGTCGAGCAACATCGGGAACCCTGCGGCTGCAAAGTGTGAGTCGAACGTCGTTGGCATCAATCAACCTTAGAGTGTCGTAACGTTGCTGAGCAGATGCCCAGCCTGTGGATACAGGACAATTTCATCAACATCGTGGCGAACTCGGATCACGTCACCGCGAACACGTTCGTCACGATAACTTTCGACAGTGCCACCGATTGACGATCCGTCCTGTGACCAGTGGAACGTGCGGCCGATGCAAGCGTCTCGCATGTCAGGACTCGTGGAAATGCGACAGACCATCGCATATTCACTTGACCAGATTTGAGTCGGGGACGCCGCTTGACCTTCCCTTGCGTTGTTCTTGCTGGTTCCGGCAACGATGACGTAATCCAGGTCGAAAACCTGAGCCAGCATCTGAGCAGTGATGTCGGTTGGCTTTGACGGGCTGCCAGCACCGGCCGACTCGACACGGTCGATGATCTGGTCAAGGTTTCGAAGGTATCGGAAGACCTTGCGATTGATGATCAGAGCATTGGGCCACAGGCCAGAGTTGTCGTACACCTTTTGGACAGCCGCCTCGACATCTGTGATGGGCACCGCGTTTGTCGTGTGGTTTGAGTCCCACTCATTCGTGATTCCCGTTGTCAGGCTCGCACCGTTCCAGGTGGTCGCGTTGAACACGGCATCCGCAACACGCTGTTCTGCATTTCGCAACACGGCAGAAAAGGCACGCATTGTGCTGATCTGTTCCGCTTGAAAATACTCGGAGTACATTTTTGATTCACGGTCATCCACAGGCTCTTCTGCCCCGTGTTCTTCCGTTGCGTAGACTGCGGGCTCAAACGTCCAGTTCCCGCGAGCGTAGCCGCTTCCGGGTGCTCGTTTCGTGTCACGCTGCTGAAGCAGTTGCTCCAACGGAATCTTTCCAAAGTTTCCGGCCTGACTCTGCACATTGATTACAGGAAACACCTGCGTTGCAATGTAGCCAGCCTTTTCGGACTCTAAATCGAACTCAAGGAACGTGGCCAAATCTGGCCGCTGTGTAGCCAAGCTACTTGAAGGACTAGGCATTGCATTTCTTTCTTCCCGATGCAACGCGATTTATGAAACATGGTAAAAAGTCGCCGGGCTTTGGTGGCCACCGCCACCCGGCAACGCATCGGGCTTCTTTAGGCGACTGTGACAGCCTTTAAGCTGACCGTGTGCCATTTCAGGTTGTAGGCCATCAGGATAATCGTCGCCCCGGCAAACGCGGCAAACGTCGCCGTGGTCTTAGCTCCGCCAGTCACGCCGTCTTCGATCAGGCCTGTCGCCGTGATTGTGTGAGCAAATGCCGTCGCTGACGTCACAGTGATTGTCAATCCGTCCTGCGCGGCTGTTGGTGCTGCCAGTGTCATTGCAGCAAGCGACCCTGTCTTGGTGATGACGACGGTTCCAGGCACCAGTGCGATGGCGGCGTTAGCGGATGCCAACGTGACCGGATTTGACACCGGCACATTAAGCGATTGCACCTCAATGATGTCACCGTCCGTTGTGACGGTTTCCTTGGCAATGCCCTCAATGTTGCCGTTTGCAACCGCAGACACCTTTCCAGACGCTGCACCGTAAACGTAATTTCCCTTGGTGATTGCTGTCGCCGCAACCATCTTGCGTGTGCCTTCAGCAGTCTTCAATCGAACAGAACACGGTCCAGCCGCAACGCATGGCAATTCCATCGTGCCGAAGGAATCTTCAAGGGCACCGGCAAGAGCAACCGCCCCCGGCGTTTTTACTCGAAGATACTGGCCAACAGCTCCGGCCGCTGTATCTGGCACAACTGGTGTTTCAAAAAACTGACTCATGATATTCGTTCCTCACAGAAGTGATGATTGGTTGAAATTAACGCTGCGAATCAGCGAGCGTTCGCTTCTGCGAGAAACGCCTCGCGAAGTCCCGGGTGGTTGCGGTTTGCCAATGCCACCGCCTTCATCTTGTTGTTGCCGGTCTTTGCCATTGCGGCATCGACGGCCTGATTCCAGCGGACACTGGCAGACGGGCCGCTCGTGCGAGCCTTGGCGACTGGCTTGACGCCTGACTTTGCTTTGGCTTCAACCTTCTCCTCTTCGGCAGCCTTGGCCATTTCCTTTTCGCTGTCGTCTTCTTCTTCATCAGTGCTGATTTCAAGTTCAGCAGCTTTGTACTTGGCGAGTTCTTCTTCCATCGCCTTGCACTTGGCCATCAACTCTTCGTTCTCGCTCATCATCTCTTCCGCAGCAGCAGCAGCGACTGAAGCCATCGGCATTTCTTTCAATGCCCATGCAATCACTCGCTCGGCTTTCGCTTTCGGAAATGCCGCTTTGATCTCTTTGAGAGTTGCGGCAACAGGGGTTGACTCTGGCATTTTATGGCCTTTCTTTGAGTCGTTGTCACCGCCTGAGCCTGCCCCGAATAGGGCAGCTACAACTCCGTGCGGCATGGTTTTGACTTTTGCAAACGCTCGCCCGATGACAGGCTGTCCGGCAATTCGTTTCGCCAGTCCCATTTCAACGGCCTGCTGAGCATTCAGGTATGTCTCGTTTTTCAGGATGGCCTTGATTTCGTCTTCGCTCTTTCCGGATCGCTGAGCGTAGGCAGACACCATTGACGACTTGAGCTTGCCGAGCATCTCGGACTGGCGGGCAAAGTCTTCGTCGTCACCCTCAACCTGTGCGTAGGGGTTGTGGAGCATCATGTAGCCGTTGCTGCTGATCTCCACGTCATCAAATGCACAGGCGATAAATGAGGCAATCGAGAACGCGGATGACTCAATCGACAGTGACTTCGGGCCTTGATACGCAGCGAATGCGTCGTGAATGGCAAAGCCTTCGAAGACTGAGCCGCCTTCACTGTGAATCTTGACCGCAATTGGTTCCGTGCCGTTTTCTGGCAATTGCTCACGAACCATCGCTGCGGAGATTTCGCCGTCTCCGGTTCCAATGACCCCATCGATTCGAATTGTTTTTGTCATGCTGTCACCTTGGCTTTCGCCTTGCGTTTAGCCGC